GACAACATTGATAGAGAACGTGATAACATGAAAACCTTTATCACTCAAGGTAAAGGTCAAGAACTCCAGCGTCGGGTGCTTGTAAAACGATCTACTGAGTTGAAGATCATTGCTGAGATTCTTAAAGACAGTGGAGTTAAGAGTTCAATCATTAGAAAGTATCTTCCTGTGATGAACACTCTTATTAATAAGAACCTTCAAGAACTTGAGTTCTATGTTAACTTCAATCTTGATGATACTTTTAATGAAACTATCAAGTCACGATTCAGGGATGAGTTTTCATATGCATCATTCTCTGAGGGTGAGAAGATGAGGATTGACTTAGCACTTCTGTTTACATGGAGAGAGGTTGCTAAACTTAAAAACTCTGTCAATACAAACATCCTTATCTTAGATGAGATCTTTGACAGTTCTTTGGATGGCAATGGAACTGCAGATTTTATTAACATTCTCCGAACAGTTACAGATGGTAACAATGTCTTCGTGATTTCACACAAAGAAGATATGCTGCATGACAAATTTGATAACGTTGTACAGTTCAAGAAGGTTAAGAACTTTTCTAAACCATTTTAATAAGTGTCACAAGGACTGCCTTAGGGTGGTCCTTTTCTTGTATTATAGGTTCAGTTCAAAGGAGACCCCATGAAGTTTGAAATCAAAGAAACTCTTGCCAAACTTCTGGCAACCGAAAATCTAATTGTCGAACATCGTCAAGTAAGCACTGCTTCTTTCAATGTCGATAGTCGAGTTCTGACCCTTCCTATGTGGAAGAAAGCATCTAATCGTGTTTATGATCTTCTAGTTGGTCATGAGGTTGGTCATGCTTTGTATACACCTAATGTTGACTGGAGAAAAAATAAGTATAGTTCTGTTCCTTCATCTTTTGTTAATGTTGTTGAGGATGCTCGTATTGAAAAACTGATGAAGCGTCGTTATCCTGGTCTTAGCAAAACTTTTTACAAAGGATATCAGGAACTTCATTCTCAAGATTTCTTCTGCGTGGAAGAGGAAGATCTAAATGAAATGGCATTGATTGATCGGTTCAATCTGTACTTTAAGATTGGTGCATATCACATGATCACTTTTAAGGAAGAAGAAATGGTCTTTGTGAAGCGTGGAGAAACTGTGGAGACCTGGGATGAAGTTTTAGAACTTAGTTATGATCTTCATGAGTTCTTGAAAATTAGAGAACAGGAACCTCAAAAAGTTAAACTCAACACTGACAAAATGCAGCAAGGTCAAGGTGACCAAAGTGATGAATCACAGAAGATTGATATCGAACCTACTGAAGGGGATAACGGCAACGCTACAGACGCTCCTAGTGCCCTCTCAGATGACGAATCGGATGAAGAACCATCTGGTGCAAATAGTACTTCTGGTGGAAATAGTGGTGGTTCTGTTAATGAATTTGAATCTACAACTGATGAAGCATTTGTAGATAACCAGCAGGAGTTAATTTCTGAACACGAAAGAGAATCAACTTACGTTCAAATTCCTGAGTGCATATATCTAGATCGTATTGTAGTTGATTGTTATACGGTTCATTCTGAAATTAATAGTTTTTATTCTACTGAACAATTTATGACGGATAGTTTTGAGTCACAAACACTCTTAACTAATGAGATGGAGTATAGAAAATATAAAAAGAATGCTGTCAAGAGTGTCAACTATCTTGTAAAGGAATTTGAGATGAAGAAGTCAGCAGCAGCATATTCACGTTCTGCTATTTCTAAAACAGGTTCTCTCGATACTAGTAAACTTCACAACTATAAATTTAGTGAAGATATCTTTAAGAAAATTACTACCCTTCCTGAAGGTAAAAATCACGGACTTGTTTTTATATTGGATTGGTCTGGTTCTATGTGCAATGTCATGCATGATACAATTAAACAACTTTTAAATCTTGTTTGGTTCTGTAAGAAAGTTAATATTCCATTTGAAGTGTATGCGTTTACATATGAGCATGTTGATGAGGATGATTTCGATGGGGATAAAAACCTTTATGAGATTCAAGATCCAGTTATTGATGAACTATCCCTACACAAAAGATTTCGGTTGATGAATTTGTTGTCACATAAAAGAAGTTCTTCTCAGTTTGATGAAGATTGTTTGAATGTTTGGCGTCTAGGTACGTTTACAAAATTCTATGGAAGCAGTATGGTTCCTTCAAATTTTGGTCTTTCAGGAACTCCTTTGAATGAAGCAATTGTTACACTGCATCATCTACTTCCTGAATTCATTAAAGAAACTGGTGTGGATAAAGTCAATACTGTATTTCTTACCGATGGTGAATCTAATGGAATTGGTGCAACAGTTAGGATGTCTGAAAAGTATTATCCTAACGGTGAATTAGGTAGAGTGTATGTCAGAACTGGATGTCAACTAAGAGATCCTAAACTAGGACGCACCTATAAAAACTTCAATGATTATGCGTGGGAAGATAGTGTGACAGGAATTCTTCTTACTAATCTTAAAGATAATTTTCCACAAGTGAACTTTATCTCTTATCGTATTCTTGAAGGTCGTGATGTCACTCAATTCTTTAATTATTATAAAGGAAATTACTATGAGATTGATAAGAAACGTTGGTCAAAAGAGAGATGTGCTGTTGTAAATACTGCTGGTTTTGATATCATGTATGTTCTTGCCTCAACGTCACTAAATCAATCTGATGAATTTGACGTTGATGATGGTGCTACTAATGCTCAAATTCGTGCAGCATTCAGGAAATCTCTAAAGTCAAAATCAACAAACAATAAAATTCTATCGTCCTTTGCTACTATGGTCGCATAGTAAACTGTCACAGGGCAGAGTCACTCTGCCCCACTCTGCCCTTATACTAATCACATCAACACCACACAACACTATGACTCGTCAATCACAAGTAGACATGATTCAACTCTTTAATTTTCTAGAGGAGAACTTTGGAACTGAAGTTGGCACTGATGCTATTAAAGCAGGTGCTGATCACATCGGGTATTCATATGCCACGGTTGTCAACCGTATGGAACCCTACAAAACTGGTCGTGGCAAATGGAACCTGACCATTGAAGAAACACGTGAGCAACTTGAAGAAATAGTTCATCAAGAACTTTTTGTTCCTGAAAAGGATGAGACCTTTGTTCCTTTCGGAAACTTTGCTGATGTGAAAAAGATTATTAAATCACGTTTGTTCTATCCAGCATTCATTACTGGTATGTCTGGTAATGGTAAAACTCTATCTGTTGAGCAAGCATGTGCTTCTCTAAATAGGGAGATGATTCGAGTAAACATCACCATTGAAACCGACGAGGATGATCTTATTGGTGGTTTCCGTCTAGATGATCCTAGAGGTAATACAGTCACTGCATGGGAAAACGGACCTGTCGTGGAAGCACTCGAACGTGGAGCAATCCTGTTACTCGATGAGGTTGACCTTGCTAGCAATAAAATTCTATGTCTTCAGTCAATCCTAGAAGGCAAAGGTGTCTTCCTGAAGAAGATTGGTAAGCATATTATGCCTGCTCCTGGTTTCAATGTCATCGCTACTGCCAACACTAAGGGTAAAGGTTCTGAGGATGGTCGTTTCATTGGTACTAATATTCTTAATGAAGCATTCCTTGAGCGATTCGCTGTAACTTTCGAGCAGGAGTATCCAAGTACGGTTACTGAGAGGAAAATTCTTGAAGGCAATGCTCTTGATCTTGGAGTTGAAGATCGTGAATTCTGTAAGCACTTGGTTGATTGGGCAAGTATCATTCGTAAGACATTCTATGATGGTGGTATTGATGAGATCATCTCTACTCGCCGTCTGGTCCATATCATTCGTGCTTACAGCATCTTTAATGATAAGGCAAAGGCAATTCAAGTTTGTTTAAATCGTTTTGATGATGAGACCAAGCAGTCCTTCATGGAACTCTATGACAAGGTTGATGCTGATGTCAACATTGAGGTTGACGAAATGGAGAATCTCTGATAGTATGGTGTATGATTAATTCTTGGTCACTACTTTATGATGAACTTAACATGACAGATCTATTGCCTAAATCCCAAAACCCTAATCGTCTCAAGTACAATGAGGAAGCAATTCTCAAAGAACTGAGCGATTATATCACTGATACATACAACGCTCATTACTCTGCTGGTAATGAACAGATACAGACCCTTGATTTGATTGATGCTTGTGGAGATGCAGAAGCATTTTGTAGAAGCAACATTCTCAAGTATGCCTCTCGCTATGATAAGAAAGGCACTGCCCGTCGTGACATCATCAAGATCATGCATTATGCAGTTCTTCTTATGCACTTCAGCGACAAGTCCAAGCAACGTGAAACCTATCCTCAGTAATTATGAACGTATCTGACCGTACAAAATTCATCCTTAAGAATTTTTCTACGATTAATAATTCGATCTACATCAAACCTGGATCTAAAATTGCAACCATTTCGGTAACTAAAAATGTGTTTGCTAAGGCAGAAGTTTCTGAACAATTTCCAGAAGCATTTGCCATCTATGATCTTGGTCAGTTCA